CTCCTAATATTAGATTTAGTTTTGTTTGTGTTGGACCAAAAGCTTTGTGGTCCAACTATGGTGCAAATACAAGTTTTACGGATTATCCCATGTCTGTGTTGCTAAAAGACTCAAGATATTTAATAGCTGCTTTAAGGGTATTTACATTTTCATGGAATTGACCAATAGCTCCATTACAGGAGTAGCATAGGAGGCCCCTGACAACTTCCGTGGTGTGGTTGTGGTCAATGTGAGGAGTCCTTACAAACTCTCGCGCACAAATAGCGCACTTGTTATTCTGAGAATCTAACATACTTTGATAGTATTCCTGAGTAATCCCATAACGAGTTACCCTAATTCTTGACTGATTCGCCTTGTCACACGCCTTACAAATACGGCGAGTTTTTCCGTTCTTTCTTGTAAACCATGTAGTGTTTTCACTATCGTAAGGATGCCCTTTAGCACATTGAGTTTTATTTGAGTTAGCGTAACCTACTTGAGTACCTTCCCTACGTAACCGCATTAGCTCTCGCTTACAGGCACGGCACACCCTTTTGCCTAATTTAGTTACATAGGTATTTTCTTCTGTAAATTCGTGGTTTCGCTTGCAGTGAGTTGTCAAGGGTAGTTCTCCTTTGGATAAGTAAAAGGTGGGGCAGCTTTCGCTACCCCACCTTCTAGGTTACCACAAATTATGTTATGCGGTGTATACTTTAACGATAGCCTGGTCGGTGATAACACCAAGACCCCAGATTGAGTACCATGCAAGTGCGTGCTCACGACCGAAGTCTAGAACGCCACCATCACGTAGCTCAACTGGAAGAGAGATTGCGTGACCAAATGCGTTGTCACCAATCATGATTGACTCGTAAACGTCGGTGCCTAGAGTACCAGCAGGAGCAGTTGCGCCTGGAGCTTCTGGGTTACCGCCTAGACCAGGACCAGTGTTTGCCTTTACAGGAATCTCGTACTGGTTGGCTGAAGCGCCGATGTTTGCTGAGTAGTCTACTACGGTACCAGAAGCAAGAAGCTTGGTCTGAGTAGTCTCGATGAATACGACGTCATATAGACGACCGATTTCACCTAGCATGAAGTTACCTGGAGCAGCGTACTTGGTTACTTCGATGAACTCTGGGTTCGAGCGAAGGTCACGTGACTGCTTAGGGTGGATGAACTGAACATAGGTCTCACCAATGCGAGGGATGTTCTTTGAGGCAAGGGTCAGTGCTGCATCCTTGATTGCACCAGTGGTCAACTTGTGGTTAGCGGTAACGCCAGCAAGTGAGGTTGCCTTCGCACCCTCATCGTAGTTGGTGAAAGCGCCGCCAGAGATGCCTGAACGGTCGTAACCGAATACAGCTGAAGTTGCAGCTGAAAGGGTGTTACGTGCCTGTACGTCTAGGTACTGTGCCATGTGGCGACCTAGTAGACGTGAAGCAGAAGCCATGATGTCATCGAATGATGCGTTCAGAAGAAGCTCTGAAACAGCAACAGCGAAGCCGTGCTCTGCAACGGTGATTGCAATCTGCTCAGCGGTTAGTGCTGAGGTGGTCATACGTACACCTTCGGTTAGTGGGGTTGGGTCCACTGCGAAGTTCTTGTAACGTAGGAAGTTAACACGTAGACCAGGAGCTACACCAAGTTCGGTCTTCTTAACAGCGAACTGCTCGAAGCGAAGGATTGGCATTGCCTGGAATAGGATTTCCTTTGACCAGATGGTCTGAATTGCCTGTGACAGCTGTGAGTTGCTGCCCGAGTAAGCGGTAGGGGCTCCAGCAAGCTGGCCCGAACCTGTAATAGCTGACGCCATTAGGTTGCTCCTTTCAAGAGCGATAGGTTAGGTAGTTAGTTACCGAACAATCCCTGTCCACCACGGTTTGTGTTGCCCAAAAGCTTTGAGCGGTTCTTTGCATAATCAGCCATAGACATGTTTGCAATGTTGTCTGGAGAGAGTACGCTTTGTGCCGAATCGTTATCGAGGGGTCCAGAAGCTGGCATCGTTACACGAGCGCCAACCATGTCCTTACGAGAAGCTGTAGCTGATGCTGCAACGTCCTCGAAGATTTGAGCAGACTTTGCTTTCAAACCAGAGATGCTCTGCTCGATTTCATCTTTGGTGTTTCCCTGCACTAGGTCAATAAGAGTAGGGATGATGTTGTCACGTTCCTGCTCTAGGCGCTGGCTGCGATATGCTGCTAGCTCCTGGAATTCACGCTCACGTTCTAGTAGGGCGAATGCGCTTTCACGCTTCTGACGCTCTTCGTCAAGCTGTGCCTGCCACTCGCGTTCCTTCTTTGAAAGAAGGTCACGAACCTCAAGCTCAGACTCTTCCTGCTGCTTCTTCTCAGCTGCACGCTGGGCTGCAAGTTCGGCACGCTTAGCGGTACGCTCAGCTTCCTTTGCCTGCTGCTCTGCTAGCTGCTTTTCAATAGCTGCAAGCTTCTCCTGAGTACTCTGTAGCTGAGGGTAAAGCTTAGCCTTCTCCTGCGCACGTGCCTTGGCAATATCCTCAGCCGTGTACTTTGATGAAGAAGTAGTGTTGCTTACCTCTGCTGCAGCATCTTCAAAAGCTGCTGTGTTGTCGGCTGCCTCTACGGCTGCCTCAATGTTGTCTACCGACATACTTATTCTCTTTTCATTCTCTTGGTCGTTTTCCGAATTAATGCCACTTGACCTTGCCTGTTACTACACAATCAATACCACCTTAAAAGTGGCGTTTTATGTGCCTAAACTCAAATTGAATTTAGGTTTTAGTCCCTGTCGACATTACGGCGCTGAGGAATCTTAGTGCCGTATGCTTCAGTTACCAAAGTATTGCGAATCTCTGCTTCAGCCATGTCGTTCTCTGTAGCATCCTGAACAGCTGCATCATCTGCGCTTCCAGGAGGCCCATCAACGCCATCACCTAGTACATCTCCATCACCCATCATCATTGGGTCTACAGGAGTAGCAGAGCCGTCAGGACCAGCCATCATGCCAGTCATGTCCATAATCTGCTTCTGTACCTGGACCTGTACGAGCTTGAGAGCGCCATCTGCGATAGCATCTTCCTTAAGCTCACGACGAATCTCTTGTAGCTTCTCTTCTGGAAACTCTTCTCCAAGAGCGCGTAGAGCGCCTTCTTTAGATTCAAGGCCCATAGTAATCTTCTGTGAAAGCTCGTTAAGAAGAACAAGCTTGTCTAGAGGTAGCGGTGGTGGGAAGTGAGCATAGCTCTGGTATGACAGCGGGTCATTAGGGTCAAGCTGAGTTAGCTGCCCATCCTTGATAGGACCATCTGAGTCAGGGTCATAGGTGAAAGTCTCTGGCTCCTTAACCGCAAGGTTAAGCATGATGAGCTCGTTAATCTTCTCAAGACCAGCACCGTACTGTGAGCTCTTCTGAGTCCAACGGTTCATTAGAGGCTGGAACTGAATAGATAGAGCAACACCAGAGGTGTTAGAGATAGGCTGTGCCTGTCCAAGAGCAGTCTCAGGAATGTTCATGAGTTCGTGCATAGACATCTTTAGCTTGTCTAGGTACTGGATAGCACCAGCAATACCAGCGCCACCACCCTCAAGGTTGAATACCTGAGCGTCCTTTGGTAGACCGCCCCAAACCTTCTTAGCACCCTTCTCAAGGTTAGAAGACTTGGCACCAACGATAACTGTCACAGGGGCAGCGTGGTAGTTGATGATGTCAGCGATATCTGTAGAGATTTCGTTGTATGCACGGTTTAGCGCAATGATGTCGTGTGCATCCGCAAGTCCCCAAGGAGAGCCTGATACAGGGATGTTAGGAATGTGAACGACTGGAATCTCGCCCAGTGGATTAGGCCGTGAGTCGATAAGCTCATCGTTGATATACTCTTCGATGATGTCGTCAGTAAGAATCTCAGTGTAGGTAAAGACCTGACGAGTACCTTCTAGTGAGGTTCCCCAGAAACGGTACTTCTGCTTAAAACGTAGCAGACGTGAACGGTCGTGTGGGTGGAACTCAGGGAAAGCAAACGCAGGGTTCAAAGGAAGAATACGTACACGGCCTGGGTGGAAACGACCAATAGAGTCAGTCCAAGCTTCTTCATAAGCAATCTTAACGAAAGCGTCACCAGTGATTCCACCAGTTTGTGCAATCTCAAATAGGATGCGCTGCTTGTCGTTGTCTACAGTCCATACTCGCTCTAGGCGGTCAGGAACAATGGCCTCAGTGGCCTTAGGAGAACGGAAGTGAACTCCGTTACCAAAAGTAAATCGAGCTAGATAG